TTGAAAGCAAGGTAGGCTGGAATAAAGAGTGGGATAGTAAATATTGGTATGGAGAAAGTGATCTATATTTTGAAGAGCTAGAGGACGGCACGAGTGAGCTGAAGAAAGGACCAAATCATACTCGTGTGTGGGATAAAGAAGGCTTCTTAAAAGAAGCAGACAGAATTGATAATGGTTTTCGATTATTTGGTAAATACTATAGAGGGCTATGGGATTAAAGTTTACTACAGCGGGCGAATATATAAAGGATATGAATATGAAATGGGCAATTATGGTAGTTGCTGCAGGAATGGAAGGTGAGAAGTGGATTTATGTATCAAATAAAAACGGTAGTCCAATAGTATTTGATACACACGCAGCGGCGGAGGACTTCGCCTCTTCTTATAAACATCATAAAATAGTGGAGTATGTATGATAGTTCGAGACATACTAAATAAGCTATGCGAATCAATGATATATGTCACAGATGAAGAGATAGATTTTTTAGTAGAGAATTTAAAGGAGTATGTAGTAAATGAACGAACAAATCACATTAGTGGTACAGGCCCTCGACGACTTTCAAGAGAAACTCAAGAGTCTTGAGGAAAAGCTAAAAGTTTTTAATGAGGGATTAGAGGAGCTAAGAAATGAAGTTACAAACTGCAGAGAAGACGTTCGCTAAACTACTCGCACAAATCGCAGCGGGGAGGCTATATTTTGTAGAGAACGATGGCACAGTAACAAATGTCCATGAACAGGCCGCTAAAACTCTCAAGCAATTCCCTGAATATGAGGAATTTTGGAAACTACTTAAATGAATTATGAAAAGTTAATAAAAGAACTCGAAACCCGTGTAGTTACAATAACATTTACACACTATCGAACAGGTATAGAAGAAAAGGTTCGAGGAACTCTTAATCTAGAGAAACCAATAATATCTCAACACCCAGACTGCGAGTTTATAGCATTTTGGGATCTTGACGAACAAACCTGGAAGTCTGTAGATAAACAGACGATTGTTTCCTACCAATGAGCACAAAAACCTGCCCATACTGTGGCTCCTCTGCTCTTGTCTTGCTTACCTCAATGAATAAAAAGGTTTGCACAGATTGCAACAAAGAGTTCGACTGGAATCTTGACCCAGGACAAAAACCTCTCTTTGAAAAAACGAAACCCGCCAAGTAGCGGGTATTTTTTTGTCTTGCTGCTGCGCCGATACGCGCATTATATGTCAAGAAAAAAGTGTTACGTGCGGACATAAAAAAAGGAGCTTACGCTCCTTCTAATATACTTTCTAAATCGGGGTCGAAGTAATCAGGCCCCTTTAACACCTTCCCGTCTTCGCGGTAAATAGGTTTTTCATCTGGGCCAAGCTTACTCATATTGCTGAGATGAACTTCATGAAAACAAGCATCAAGATCAATACCAAACGCATGACCAGCTCCATAAGTAACATATAGAATATCTGTCAAAGCGTCTGCAATATCTACAAGATTTTCATTTGCAAGTGCAACTTCTAGCTCTTTTACTTCTTCTGTAATAAGGTCTAGGCGAAGAGCAGAGATATTCCAGTCTGGTAGAATAGGTTTATCATGAACCTCTTGTTTAAACACTCGCATGAAATTTTCTACCATTTCAAAGTTTGTTTCAAAGTTCTGGCTCATTATTTTTTCCTTTTCTGCTCTCTTTTAATTGCAGCTTTGTGTGCGGTTTTTCTTTGGATTGAGGGCTTCTCAAAATGCTCATACTTTCTAAAGTCCCATAGTTTTTCTGAGCATTTCTTTTTAAATACTCGAATAGCACTTTCTACGTTGCCATTTCTTACTTTAACTCGCATTACTTTCCTTTTTTCTCATAAATGGAGGCGTCCCCCAAACTTGTCGTGCGTCAACCTTAATCATGCGTGCATCTTTTGCTGTAGAGTCTGGATTTGGAATAGTTACTCGAACATTTTTACCTTTTGACCAAGCATCAAGTTGATTTAAAACTCTTTTCATGCCTACGCTTGTTCGTGCTCTTTCTGGGCTTCCAACTACACCATTGCTAGTTCTTGACTTACGACTTCTTTTCTTTGCCATTACAAACTCTCCTTTTTATAAATATTTACTTACCCTTTCATATCCTATATTATACGTCTATTCACTCAAAATGTCAAGAACTATTTTTTCGATGTATCGTTATCATCAACAAAAAAATTTTTCTTGACAAGTGGTGGTATTTTCCTGTATAATATACCCTCAGAAGCTGGAATTGCATTCCAATATAATGGAGAATACCTTGATAACACTGACTGAGTTTATAATATTTGCTTTTTGCCTAGTAGGGTGTGGACTAATGAGTTTTTATATCGGAAGGCAGGAAGGAATAGAAGGAACCGTTCAGTATTTAATAGATGCAGGTATACTAGAGGTAGACGAGGAAAATGAGTAAAGGCAGCAGATATAGACCAGTAGAAAAAGAGATTTTTGACACAAACTGGGATCGTATTTTTAGTAATAAAACTGAGCGTTCTATATGGGAGCACGTTTGCAAACATAACGGAACAACTATGTTATTTGATAACGAACAATGTGAATGGTGCGGAGAAACAAATGATAAAAATTTATAGTGGAGAAAACTGTTCCTATTGCGATATGGCAAAGCGCGTATGCAACGAGCGTGGCGTGCAGTATGAAGTTCATGATGTTGCAGCTTTATCTCCAATTGAGTGGATTGAGAAAATTGGATTTGTTCCAAGAAGTGTTCCGCAGATATTTGCAGATAATACTTATCTTGGCGGCTTCACCGAGTTTAAAACTTATATTGATGTAGAAGGTGCCTAGGAGCCTGAAATCCTAGAATTAAACTAACCGAGCACCGCAAGGGCTCAAGCGTACCGAAAGGACGCAATTCATAAAAGGAGAACTTTATGACTAGTAAACTAGCAGTGGCAGACTTTCAGAAATTTTTACTGGGGTTTGACCGATTCGTAAACGATACAAGTGTTTTTCGTCCCACTCTCGATGGAGGCTACCCTCGCTTTAATATTATTCGAGTTGGAGAACGAGGCTTTCGTATAGAGCTTGCCGTTCCAGGCTGGAGTAAGAAAGATATTGAAATTAGTCTAAATAAAGGACTACTGACAGTAGAAGGCAAGGTAAAGCTGAAAGATAATGAGGACGAGACTTATGTCTATAAAGGCTTAAGTGGTAAATGCTTTACTCGAACATTTGGTATAAGTGAGCACGTAAAGCTTGACCGTGCTTATATGGAACGAGGACTCCTCTGCATAGACCTACATGAAGAAATACCTTCTGAATTGCTACCAAAAAGGGTAACAATTGAATAGGAGATATGTATGTATAAGCCACAACTATTTCGTAGGTTAAACACCTACGGTATTTATGCACTGAGTGTATGGGTTTTTAGCGGGGTCAGCCTCGCAATATTACCCTTACTCTAAGCAGCAGCGGGGTCTCAACGCCCCGCTTTTTATGGTAAAATTTATGGAATTTTTACTAACTCTTTTAAGTTCTTCTGGTTTTGGAGCAATCACAGGCGGAGTCTTTGGTTGGCTCAGCAAACGAGAGGAACGAGAAAATATGAGAATTCGTTATCAGCATCAAGTAGAGCTGATAAAAGCAAAATCAGACGCCGCAGTTCAGACGGCAGAAATTAATCAGAAGACACAGCTTATTGAAGTTGAGAAAGAAGAAACAAGAGCGTTCACAGAGTCTCAAACAACAAGCTCAAACATTGCAGAAGTATTAAAAAGTATTATTCGCCCAGCGATACTTGCAGCTTTAATGTATCAAAGCTATATTATTTTTCAGTCTCTCGAAAAGATAAGTGGAGGAGTAGAAATGCTTCCTGCAGCTGAGGTGCTTGGTCTCTACAAGATTATGGTGCTAAGTATCACAGGACTCACCTCTGTAGCGGTCGGCTGGTATTTCGCGCAAAGAACAAGCAAGCAGTTCGATAAACTTCTTGACTTGCATAATCAAAAAGATGTATAATGGATATTCGAAAGTTAGAGGAGCAGTTAAAAATTGATGAAGGAGTCATCTATGAAATCTACCTTGACCACCTCGGCTATCCAACCTTTGGAATCGGTCATCTCATTACGTCAAAAGATGAGGAATTTGGGAAGCCCGTTGGAACACCAGTATCAAAAGAGCGAGTGCAAGAAGCCTTTGAACAAGACTTACGAGCCTCCATTCGAGAGTGTCACGTTTTATTCGGAGAAGGGGTTTTTAAAGGTCTACCAGCTGAAGCCCAGGAAATCTTGGTTAATATGATGTTTAACCTTGGACGACCTCGACTAAGTAGATTTGTTCGATTTAGAGCAGCATTAGAAGAGCGAGACTGGCTAAAGGCATCAGAAGAAATGAAAGACAGCCGATGGTATCATCAAGTCGGTAACAGAAGTATTAGACTAGTAAATAGAATGAGGAATATATGATTCACTGCACAAAAAATGAGTATGATATGTATGCAGAGACTGGAAGGTGGAGCGGATTACCACAATACATACCCTCTGTAGTATTTAAAACACGAGTAAGAGACGAAAGTATCGGCGGGGATAATCCTTACCGATGGCAAGATGTTAGTACCTGGGAATTATTTGCAGGAAAGAAAGTATTATTATTCTCCCTGCCAGGCGCTTTCACGCCAACTTGCTCAACCTACCAGCTACCAAACTTCGAGAAGCTCGCTCCAGACTTCTATGCAAAAGGATTTGATGAAATCTACTGCATATCTGTAAATGATGCGTTTGTAATGAACAGATGGGCAAAAGAAAATAATCTAGAGTATGTTCGTGTAGTTCCAGACGGTTCTGGCGACTTTACTCGAAAAATGGAAATGGGCGTTCAAAAAGATAATCTTGGGTTTGGAGAGCGTTCGTGGAGATATGCTTGCGTAGTTCAAAACGGAGAAATTACTGACTGGTTTATTGAAGAAGGAAAAGAAGACAATTGCTCTGACGATCCTTATCTTTATACAAACCCAGAATATATATTAAGCAATGTATGATCTGGAGACTTTGGGCAAAAGCACTGGGAGAGAAAGCCTCTCCCAACAATCGAGAAGCCGATAAAATAGCTATTATTCGCACAATTATTGTATTAGTAAACTTTACAGCCTGCTTTTTTATTATGGCAAATGTAATACGTCACTGGTAAATATTTCTTGACTTTCATAGCTACTTTTGATATAATATATGTATAGTAGTGAGAGGTAGCAATTGAATATATTTAAATTAGATAATGACCTAGACAAGTGCGCTCAGTATCA